AAGACGCCAGCGAGTAACCTCTCCCGGTTGCCAACGACTCGCTGACGAACCAGGCGCACTATCCGAACGGTGTGCCTGGTCTTTTACTTTGAAGGGGAGAATCAAAGTGGCTAAGAATACAAAAATCGAGGAGCGGAAACTCCTCCTGGTGCGAATCAAAGAACTTAGAGCTTCTGGTAACACTATTGATTCGGTTGCTCAGATCATGCACGTAAGTCGCGAAACAATCTGGCGATGGATTACTGAAGACAAACGTCAACAAAAACTTGATGAGCGAACAAAACTACTGGAGCAAATTAAGGAACTTAGAGCTGCTGGTAACACAATTAGTCGTACCGCGCAGATTGTGGAAATTCCACGTGCGACAGTCCAGCGATGGATCAGGGAAGAAACTCCAGACAGGCCAGTCAAGAAAATGGATCAGTACATTTCGCTCGATGAAAAGACCGCGATCGTGGTCAAGTGGGCCGAACTGATTGCAAGCGGTGAGACACGAAGCAATGCAGCCGAAATCGTCGGTTATCCGATAATGATGATAAATCGATGGATGGGGTCAGAACCTTCACTGCGGATTGAGTTCCAGGAATCTGTCGGGAAAAAACAATACTGTACTGGCCGCAAATCCTTCGAGTCAATCATGACAGATGTACGCGCAGGACGTCCTGTGTGGCGTGATGGCGGTCGATTCAAGCTTCAACTGGTCGAAGCTGCACTGATGCGATACGAGCTCGATGGCGCGAATGTTTGGCGATGCAAGGGCTTCGCAACTTTATCAGGCAATGATGTCCTGGCGAGAGATTGGGCGGTGATCGAATGAAGTTCTCTGAAGTAATACAACACTTGATGCACGGTAAACCGATTACACGCGCATGCTTTGACCACGATGTGTACATCCGATACTCCGATCTGTACGAATCATTCATCATGCACACTGGACCTGAGTCGAAGACTCTACAAGGTCTCACACTCGATCCAGAGTCGCTTTTTGCTACTGACTGGATGTGGGGTGACGATCACCCTGTAAAGGATGAGATCACATGGACACGGACCACATCATAAGGACCATCATGGCCAAGCCATGGTCCAACACCTACAGTCTGCTCAAGGCCATCGGAGCGTCCGGCGACCAGGTCGACGAAGCATGGCGCGACTATCGTCGTAAGTACATGCGATCGCAACGGTGGCAGGACATCAGGACGAAGGCGCTCGAGCGATCCTGTAGAACATGCGAGCAGTGTGGCCGTCGACAGGACGAAGGCTACAAGCTCGATGTGCATCACATCACCTATCTTCGACTCGGTGGTGAGCTGATGGAGGATGTGCAGGTGTTGTGCTACTTATGCCACGGGCAGCTGCACTACCGGCGCAGAGTGCGCCAGGATGAGCCAGAATAGAAGCATGGCACGTCCAAACATCTACGACGAAGAAACAATCGCACGGGTCGAAGCTGCTCTGATGGCAGGTCAGACACCGACGGTTGTTTCTCGGCTTCATGGTTTACCACGAACGACCATCATCACGATTCGTGATCGCATGTCGTCAAGTGTCGGAAAACTACAACCTGTTTCCGACGCGTCGGAAACTGTCACGACTGTGAAGGCTCCGACTGTATCACTTGATGATCTGCTTGCGTCCGTCCTCGAGGACAACCTCAAAGCACTTCAGGTCATCGCTAGGACGACACAAAGCGAGAGGTACATTAATGGACAAAGCGCCGCGCAGATTGCAGCTCTCTACGAGAAGATTGCAACTTTCTCGGTTCAACTTCTGTCCGCAGCCAGCGAAGGTCCAAACGAAGACTAGCGCTCAGACAGCTCTCTGTTATCTCGACTACCTTCGAGAGACTCTCCCGAATGGTTGGTCCTTTACCGCTCGGCATCTCATCGCCATCGCATCTCACCTTGACGCTGTGGAGCGTGGTGAGATTGACAGACTCGCGATCCACATGCCACCGCGCCACGGTAAGACTGAGACAGTCACGGTCCGCTACGGCGCCTATTGCATCGAGCGTGACCCGTCCGCCAACGTGTTGGTCACTGGCTACAATGAGCGCATCGCGAGACGCTTTTCGAGGAAGTCCAGACAGATCGTTTCGTCCAGGACAAAGCTCGCGAAGGACAACGCCGCACAGGATGAGTGGAGCTTACCGGAGGGGGGAACCTTTATGGCGCGCGGTGTTGGCAGTCCTCCTACCGGTGTCGGCTTCAAGCGCATCATCATCGATGACCCGATCAGGAGTCGAGAGGATGCTGAGTCCGCGCTGTATCGTGACAAGGCCTGGGACTGGTACACCGACGATCTATACACGAGGCTCGAACCGAAGGGCGCTCTTATCATCGTCTCGACCAGGTGGCATCACGACGACATCACCGCTCGCGCAATCTCATCGGAACCTCATCGATGGACCGTGCTGAACCTTCCAGCCATAGCGGAGGAGAAGGACCAGATCGGTCGAATGCCTGGCGAAGCTTTGTGGCCAGAGCGCTATGACGTGAAGGAACTCGGACGCATCAAGGAGGTCATGGTCGCGAACTCCGGGGACTACGGCTGGAGCGCTTTGTACCAGCAACATCCGACACCTCGCGAGGGAAGTTTCTTCAAGTCGGACCGGATCACCATCGAGCATGCGACACCAAACTGCGGGAAGATGTCCCGCGCCTGGGACCTTGCAGCGACAGCTGGAAGTGGTGACTTCACGGTCGGTGTCAAAATGGGACGTGATGCGGATGGTCGCATCTGGATTCTCGATGTCGTGCGTGGCCAGTATGACACCGACCAGCGCGATAAAGTTATAAAGCAGACAGCTGCTCTCGATGGCCGTGGCATTCGGATTCGACTACCGCAGGATCCTGGTCAGGCTGGCAAGAGTCAAGCGATGCACATGCTTCGGCTCCTGCATGGTAGTGCTGTGACAGTGCTGCCGGTGACAGGTGCGAAGGATGTGCGCGCTGAACCGTTCGCGTCGCAGGTCGCTGGCGGCAATGTCTACATGGTCGCAGCTGACTGGAACCGTACACTACTCGATGAGATGCGAACATTCCCCCTGGGCAAGAATGACGACATCGTCGATGCTCTCACCGATGCGTACGACGAGCTCGTGGGCCGTGGCGGTGGGTGGGGTGCAGTCTAGCACATGATAGGAACACAATAGTCATATGGGACTCTTTGATAAACTTCTCGGAAAAGCAACCGCATCACCGTCCGCGCTGCTTCCGCCGCCGCTAATCCAGCGCCAAACGTCCTATTTTACTGGCACTGGGAACGGCGACTTTTGGTCCCTGCTGACACGTAACCTTCCAGGCTCGAGTTTCAACTGGAGAAGCCAGGCTGGCGACCTGATGCTGAACTCCATCGTCGCAATCGGCATGGACTGGTACATCCGCAACTGGAGCCAGGGTGTTCCTGTTGTCCGTCGACCGATGCCAGATGGACAGGTCGAGACAGTCGCAGATCACCCGATTCTACAGCTGCTCGCGCAGCCAACACCGAACGTACCGCCATCGCTCGTATGGTCGTGGATTCTCCCTGACTATCAGCTGCTCGGAAACGCCTATTTCAGGAAGGTCCGCGTGTCTGGTCGTGTCGTCGGTTTGCAATACCTAGCGGCTGACATGATGAGACCTGTCGGTAACAAAGTCAATCCGCTCATCAAGTATCAGTACACGGTTGATGGCACGTCGTACGACATCGCACTCGAGGACTTGATTCACATCCGCTATGGTCGAGATCCGCAGGACTCTCGCTTCGGGCGCTCACCCGTCACGTCTGTCCTTCGCGAGATCGCCACCGATAACGTCGCAGCATCAGCTGCATTCGGCATGGTCCGCAACGGTGGTATGCCAAGCATCATGGTCGGGCCTGATTATAAAGGTGGCGTGGAGGACCTCAGCGAAGACGATGCACGTCAGACGAAGAGGAAACTACAGCAGGACTTCACAGGCGACAATGCTGGTTCTGTCCTGGTGATGACTGGACCATTCAAGGTTGAGCAGGTCAGCCACAAACCGAGTGAGATGGCGTTCGATGAGATCCGCCGCAAACCGGAAGAACGCGTGTGTGCAGCTCTCGGTCTCAATCCGCTGGTCCTTCAACTCGGCAGCGGCCTCGAGCGCGCAACATACAGCAACCTCGAGCAGGCAACACGATCAGCGTGGACTGATGGGATGATTCCGCTCATGCGTCAGATGTCCGAAGCGCTGACCATCGCACTGCTTCCAGACTACGAAGAGACGCAACCTGGCGATTACTTGGAGTTCGATGTGAGCAACGTTCCGGCGCTTCAAGCGGATCTCAATGAGGACGCAGAGAGAGCGGAGCGACTATACAAGAGTGGCATCGTGGATCTCGCAACCGCGAAGCGTGTCGCTGGTGTGACGCCTTCGGACGATGACGAAGGTTATTACCATCCGACAGCTGTCCCTGTTCAGATCGGCGCGCAGGAACTCCTGGTCCCTGATGCTGCGCCAGTCTCGACAGCTCGAACTGCCGACGAAACGGCGAAGCTGGTCGGTGCTGCCGGTGCTTTGATTCGTGCTGGTTTTGAACCAGAAGCGGCACTCCAGGCTGTTGGCCTGAACAGCATCCAACACCTCGGCCTGTTGCCTGTCACGGTGCGCCAGGAAGAGACGAAGGCATTCGACGATGCATCTGAGCCAGGACTGAAGTTCTTTCCCTCCAAAGAAATGAAGGAGGAAGCACAGCGCGCCATCGAGTGGCGTGATGCCGGTCGTGATGGCGGAACAGCCGTGGCATGGGCCAGGGCGAATCAGATCATCAGTGGTGAGAAGTTGTCCGAGTCGACTGTCCTTCGGATGTACTCATTCTTTCGACGTCACGAAGTAGACAAACAAGCGGAAGG